AATCTACTCAAGGTCTAATCGACGATGAAGATGCTTTACAAATAGCCACTAAAGGCATTATTGCTTTAGGTGATGCTGCTAAAGAATTGCCAGCTATCTTAGATGCGTCTAGAAGTGTTTCTAGGGCGCTAGGTAAAGACTTTAAATCTACATTTGAGGATTTATCTGCGTTTGTAGAAAATGGCAACGCTAGGGTTTTACGACAATTCGGTATAGTTTTAGATTTAGAAAAAGCTTATGCTGCTGCTGCTAAATCTATAGGCGTTACAAGTGCTGCATTAACAGAACAACAAAAGCAACAAATTAGAGCAAACTTAATTTTAGATGAAGTACCTAAAAAGTTTAGTGCTGCTGCTGAATCAGTCACGCCATTAAGAGATGCTTTCGATAGACTTAAAGTATCAGCAAGTAATTCTTTAGAAGAGTTACAAAAAGGCTTTGCTAATTTCATTACAAAAACATTTGTAGACAATGCAAATCTATCGAATGTGTCTACTGCTAGACTAAGAGACACATTTAGCGAAACGTCTTTAGAAATCGAAGCCTTAAACAAAAGAATTACAGAAATTAAGTCTGATGCCCTAGGATCTAAGTCGGTTCAAGCGGCAAGAGAAATATCTTTTTTAAATGACAAATTAAAAGAGCTGAGAGCTGAAAGAGATAAAACATTTTTAGAACAATCTGGTAGATCAGATGAAGAATTGTTCAGACAGCTTGATGCTTCTAGAACTACATCTGCACCAGTAGATTTAAAAAGAACCAAAGAACAAGACGCTCAAGTGTTAGCAGATAGAAGAAAAAGACTAACTGACTTACAAGCTTATGTCACAGCTCAAGATAAATTAGTCTTAGACGCAGAAATTAAGCGTATTGATGCTATTACAAATTTAGATCAAAGATTGATTGCTCAGAAATCGTTAAACGATCAGCAATTAATTTTATTAGAACAACAAAAAAATCTAGCTGTAGCTCAAGTGTCTGAACAGTTTTCTACCGCAAAAGGATTTTCAGAGGCTCAAAGAGACTTAGCAATACTTGCAACAAAGCAAAACTTCTACAATCAAGAGCAAGCTTTAGCTCAAGACAATGCTAACAAAATAAAAGCCATAGAAGATAACAAAAACTTTTCAATATTAACTGGTATTGAGTCTTTGTCAGAGGGTTTTTCTGTAGCTGTAACAGATTTTAGAAACAATGCTGTAAAGAATTTTCAAGAAATTGGCAAAACCGCATTCAACACTTTAGGTCGTGGCGTTGGCCAGGCCTTCGCAGCTTTCGGTCAGGCTTTGGCTTCTGGTGAAGATGCAGGAGAGGCATTTTTAAATTCAATGCTTGGACTGTTTGCTGACGTTGCAATTCAATTAGGTACATCTTTTATTTTACAAGGTATAGCTCACACATTAAATCCATTAACACCAGGTTTAGGCGGTCCGTTAATCGGTGCCGGTGCTGCACTTGCTACATTCGGCGGACTACTAAAGGGAATGTCGGGCGGAAAATCATCAACAACACAACAAGATGTTAGTGGTGGCGGCATTGCTGCAAGCCCTTCTCAATCAACGGAACTAACACAGACTCAAGATTTACAACGTCAAGAAGTGGGAACTTCTGTTCAAGTTACAATCCAAGGCGACGTTTTAGACTCAGAAGAATCAGGATCTAGAATTGTATCTTTAATCAACAATGCATTTGATAAAAAAGGCGTAGTCATAAATCAAGGAGTGATGGCATGAGTGCTTTAGAAAATCATTCTAAATTCTACTATGGCTGGCAAGTTACAACATCTAATAGAAACATTGACTTCAATGATGGATCTATCAAGTCAGTTACAATTAAAACAGGATATTACACATCTAGCGATTTAGCAGTTGAGATAAAAAAGAAAATGGATGCAGCAAGCTCTTTAGATTTTACAGTCTCATTTAATAGATCGACTAGAAAATTTACTATATCTAGCGGCTCGACATTTAGCTTATTATTTGGATCTGGACCTAATACAAGTCAGAATATGTCTAGCGTTTTAGGCTATACAAACACAGATAAAACAAGTGCATCAAGTTACTTAGCTGAGAATGTTTCTGGTTATGAATACTCAACACAGTTTTACATTCAATCGTATAAAGACACATCTACGAATAGAAAAGCAGTTGACGGCGTAGTTAACGAAGCATCAAACGGTGCTATTGAGGTTGTGAAGTTTGGCCATAAAAGATTTATGGAAGGTGAGTTTTTATTCATCACAAACATTCCGCAAAATGAAGTTTCAATAGTTAGATCTAATTTTTCAGGTCGAGAAGATTTCATTCATTTTATAGAGTGGTGTACAGAAAAAGCTCCAATTGAGTTTATGAAATTAGAATCAGACGTGGAGACTTATCAAGAATTTATTTTAGAATCAACGCCTACGGATTCTAAGGGCTTAGACTACGATCTTATAGAAATGTACGACAGAGGTCTTGCTCAATATTACAGATCAGGCGTTCTAAAGTTTAGATTAATTTAACGAGGTTAGAAAATGGCTAATATTAACGGTTTACCAGTAAATAGCGCGGTTGTTCATGCTGAGTTTATGTCTAGAACAGAGGACACATCAACTGTTGCTAAGATTAGTTTAAATAACACAAGCGATGTAAATAGCGGTGCTACTATTGCAAATGTGCAGAGAGCAATTAACAAAGCGTTTGAGTCTGTGGGAATAAATAATGAAGCGGATACTGGTGTTAACACATATAACACTAATAATTTTATCACTGACGGCGAAAGCAAAAAAGAAGCAATTGAAGCGCTAGATGCGCAGCTTGGTTTAACTCAAACTCAATTAAATAATTTAGAAGCTGGAAATACTCAAGACGTAACACTTGCTAGTATTGGATCGACTCCAAATGCAAACGGAGCAAGCCTTGCTGGACAAGTGTTAAATCTAGAGCCTGCCAATGCTAGCTTCGGTGGCGTAGTTACTACTGGCTCTCAAACTTTCGCAGGTAATAAAACATTTCAAAATGATGTAGTTATTACTGGTGATTTAACAGTTAATGGAACTACTACAACTGTTAATTCGGTGAACGTATCTACTGCAGATCAGAATATTTTAATTAATGATGGTGGTAATGATGCAAGCTCAGAGGGCGCAGGTTTTACCGTAGAAAGAACAACTACAAATGCGTCTTTTGTTTTTGAAAATGCTTTAGCTAGTAAGTGGAAAGCTGGCCTTGTTGGATCAGAAATAGAAATCGCAAACGTTTCTAGTGCGCAGACTTTAACCAACAAAACAATTAGTGGCTCTAGCAATACAATTACAAATGTATCTTTAACAAGTGGAGTAACTGGCGCTTTACCAATTGCAAACGGTGGTACTGGACAGACTTCACAAACTGCTGCTTTTAATGCCCTAGCTCCTACGACCACAAAGGGTGATTTAATAGTTAATGACGGTACTGATAATATTCGCGTCGGGGTTGGCGCCAATGGTACGGTTTTGATTGCAGACAGCGCAGAGGCAAGCGGTGTTAAGTGGTCAAATATTGCGGCTAAGTATGCTAGATATTACTTATCAACAACTCAATCAATTACAGATAACACAAATACAACAATTGTTTGGAATGTTGAACAAGTAAACGCTATACAAAGTGGAATGATGAATACATCTACGGGTAGGCTAACACTTGGTCGCGCAGGCGTGTTAAGATGTACTTGTTCATTCGGTATAGTTAGCTCTGTAGCTATCGTTTCAGGTAATAGAACTGCTCTTTATTTAAGAAAAAATGGCGGCTCACTTTTAAAAATTGCAGGTGATACTTTTGAGGGATCTGTTACTGAGACTAAGCAATCTCAAGGTACAGATTTATTATTCTTCGATAACGCCACAGACTATTATGATTTTATTTGTTACCTAGATTTCGGTGGCGGTCCGTACAATTTGGGATCAGTAAACACAGGTGTAACTTATCTAACTTTAGACGAGTTATAAGATGGCGTTACCAATAACCGAAGAATTGCTAGCCTTATTAGAAGATGGCAATTTATCACCACAACTAATTCTAGAAATTGAGGGCTGGCCAATAATTAGCTCTAATCCAGTAGGCACTTATCCTGTTTTCGGTGATGATATATATTTCGGTGATCCTGATTTATACTTTGACGGTGTTTTAATTGATGAAACAATTTTGCCTTATATAGATTTAGACAAATCTACGACTCAAATCACTCAGCAGTTGCAAGCCGACAAGGGTGGTAGCCAGTCAGTCACAAGCTTTGATATTAATATTGTAGATAAAGATCAATACATAACAGAATTAATAACTCCTAATAAAATAATTGATGATGTTTTAGGTGTTAAGGCTAGGCTTTATTTATCTATTGAGGGCGCTGCACATCCGAAAGACTCAGTTTTGTTTTTCTCTGGCATAGTAGCAGGGGCTTCAAGTGGTGCAGGATATATAAATATTAATCTAGCAAGTCCTGAAAAACTTAAGAATTTAGATATATTCCCGAAAGTTTCTACAGAGCTTACAAGTGGAATTGACAATTCAGCCACTACAATAAATGTTGTATCTACTGACAATTTTGTTTTACCTGCAGATAGCGGAACACTTAGAACATACTTATTATTAAATGATGAGATAATAGAATACACAGGGACAACATCGACTAGTTTTACAGGTTGCGTTCGTGGCCAATTCGATACAATAGCAACTGCTCACTCTATTAATGATAACATAGAATCAGCTTACAGACTTGTTGGTAATTTAAGAGATTTGTCTTTAAAGTTAATGCTGTCTGGAATTAATGAAGCTTATGTTTCTAACGAGCCAGTGATTAGTATAAACACATATGGTCCTTATAATTATCCAAACTCTGTATTTGTAAGTAGATTTAATTTCGATCAGTATTACGGAGCTGTTTCTGGTGATAGTTTAACTATAACAGGCGCTAGCGTTCCTAGCAATAACGGGACATTTTTAATTAGTTCGATAGATGTTACTGACGTGGGATCTGTTATTACTGTAGATGGAACTCTTTCAACGGAAGGGTCAGGCGCGACGTTTTCTGTTACTTCAAAGTACGCAGTACTTCCTAAATTTTGTGGTCTAGAAATGACTCCAGATCAAGTAGACGTTGCAGAGTTTGAGTCAGTTTATAGTGCGTTTTCTTCACAGTTTTTTGATTATGATTTTTTCATTAAAGATTCTATTAAGGGATCTGAGTTTATTAATACTCAAATTTTATATCCAAGTGGTTGTTATGCTCTACCTAGAAAGGCTAAGACTTCTTTAGGCATTACTACGCCACCGCTTGCACAATACGAGACTAAAGTAATTGATGATACGAATGTGATAAATGCAGGATCATTAAAGTTAAATAGAAACATATCTAACAACTTTTATAATGCAGTAGTTATCAAATACGATTTAGATCAGGTCGAAGATAAATATACGCGTGGTAAAATTAGACAATCTACGGATTCAACAAATAGAATTAAGGTAGCTAATAAACCTCTGGCAATTGAAGCAGATGGGGTTAGATTTGAAAGTAATTTCGACGGTAAGTTTAACATTATAGCAAGACGAGCATTAGAGAGATATCAATATGCTGCTGAGAGTTTAGACGTTCAAGTTTCATATGCTACGGGATTTAGCATTGAAATAGGCGATACGGTTGTATTAAAGGGACTACAATTATCTGACACTAAAAACTTAAACGGCTCTAGAGGCTTACAGCCTAGAATATTTGAAGTTACCAACAAGGTTTTAAACACTAAGGGCGCTCCGATTAGATTAACTATTCTTGATACTGCTTATTCTTTAAATGGTAGATACGGAGTAATTAGCCCTAGCTCTAATATTAATGTAGGATCTACGACTACAGTTTTAAAACTTAAAAAAAGCTATGGAACGCTACTCACTACTAGATCAGAAAATTATAAGTGGCGAAATCTTGTAGGTATAAAAGTAAGAATTAGATCAGATGATTACACTTATGATCACGAAAGAACTATTGCTGAATTAAATCCTGTAGATGCTGACTCGATTATTATTGATCCGGCATTACCAAGTGCTCCGTTAGAAAATTACATAGTTGATATTGTGAAATACCCACAAAACACAGACATTACAGATCAGGCTTTTAGTAAGGCTTTGTATGTATACTGGAACAATTCTATTGAAGTTTTAACCGGCATATCACAAACTCAGTTTACAGTAAGTCCTTCGGCTCTAGTTGATATAGCCGAAGGATATTTAGTGAGAATACACAACTACGATTATTCAAATTATTCTGTGGAACGAACTGTGACAGACATCACAGGTCAAACTGTAACTGTAGACGGTGCTTTAGGTTATGTGCCTGCTGTTGGAGACAAGATTGAATTGTTGGGTTACAGCGACGCACAACCACCGTATCGAATACTTTAGGAGATTATAGATGCCAGCTTTGCCAATAACACCAGAGCCACAAGAGATATTAGATTTTGACGTGCAAGGTGGTGCTTCTGTGTCAGAAAGCATACTTGCTAAATACGGAGCCACAAACAATTACGTCTTATCAAACTTTGAAAGATATTACTTTGGAGTAACAGGTGGTTTTTTTTCAGGTCTTACAACTCCGTATATATTTTCTAACAACATAGACAACATTAGAACGAAGTGTGAGCTTACAAATATTTATATTTATATCGGAACTACTGGGATTAGTGGTGACACTTATTTCAGAATAGAAAGACAGCTCGCTGCAGGTGGCGCATGGACTACAATATTTAGCACAGATGCTAAGATCGGTAGCGGCGTTACAGACGGCTATGCTTACAACATGGTTGATGGTGGTGCCGGTGACATTATTAATCCAAGTTTTGCAATTACGGATTTCGAAGCTAACGACAAGTTAAGATTTGTGCTTCAAAGCTCAGCTCTACAAGCTGCTAATTTAAATTTATTAGTATTATTAAAGCCAGTTAATTAAGGAGACTTATGTCAGGTGCAGTAATTTCAGCAAACACATCAATTAAATCAGATCCGTTATCGTATATAAATAATTTAGGTGGCGGCGCCGGAACAAATTATGTAACTGTTTCAGCTAATAATAATCAATATTTTGAAATATATTATTTAAGTTTAACGATTACGGCTAGCACTTGTTCGTGGAATGTTTTTGATGTTAACACATCAACTGTTTTGTATAGCTCTGGAACTGCAGCATCACACTTGGTTGATGGCATTACTCAAAACATTGCAGGCAACCCTGTTAAGATTATCGTGCCTAATGGTTGTGCTTTAAGAATAACATCATCTACTGCTCAGCCGACCACTATAATTTTAAGTGGAATAGTATTTTCTAATTCGCCTTAGAAACAGTCACTTTATTAAAATGCTCTAGAATGGCTTTAACGATGCGTTGTTGAAGCCCTAAATCTAACATCGATTTATATAAAATAAGTGATTTAAGGTGTTGTGGCGTTGTTTTAACAGCGTTTGCAAACTCAAACATAGAGTTACCAAATAAATTCTTTAACAAAAACTTTAAATGCATTCTATCTATGCATCCTTTGGATAAAATATAATCACATATTTCTTTATTTATTTTATGATCATCACCTAGGTCTAGGTATTCCTGATTACAGTTTGAGCATTTATAGAGCTTAGCTTTTATAAACACACATGGGAAACTGTGAGCAGAATAATCGTGATCGATCTTTTTAGCTTTAAGTTTTTTAGAGCAACAAATCATTATTAAATTGAATGATTGAAATCTGCTAATGTCAAAACTCAATTCAACTAATGCATAAGAAATCTTAAATTATCTTAAATTGTAAGTGTTTAGCTTAAAGACTGTCATACTTTTTGATGAGGTGATCATGCTAAAAACCGCACTTTTATTGCCTGATACTCATAGGCCTTTTCATGATCGCAGAGCCTACGGCTTAATGTTAAAAGTCGCAAAAGACATCAAAATAAATGAAATAGTAATTCTAGGTGATTATGCAGATATCTATTGTTTGCATGGCCACGGCGCAAAAGATCCAAGACTACAAAACATGTTGGTTGATGAAATAGCTGATGTGAATAGTGGCCTAGATCAGTTAGATAAATTATTCCCTAAAGCTAAAAAAATATATCTTCAAGGCAATCATGAATACAGATTTGAAAGATATCTTTTAAGCAATTGCCCTGAGTTGTTCGGCGTCACTGAATTTAGAAATCTAATAAAAATAGATCAGAGAGTTAATTGGAAATACATTCATTACGGACCTAATCAATCTTACAAAATACTTGGTTCATATTTAAAAGCTCGTCACGAGCCCTTAGCTTCATCTGCTAAAGCGACTGCTAGTAAAGCTTTGTGTTCATTAGTTTATGGCCATATACACAGAATAGAAGAGAGTCATTTAGTAGGCTTAGATGGGTCTAATCATGTTTGTTTTTCAGTCGGTTGGTTAGGTGATAAAAGAAACGACAAGATATTTAGTTACGTAAAATCACATCATCAATGGCAATTAGGATTTGGTCTAGTTTATGTCGATGAGAAAACTAAATACTTCTATCATCAAAAAATACACATCTTAGATAATTATACATGCACAGTTAATGGAAAGCTTTACAAAGGATAACTATGAAACTAAAATCAGTTAATATATTTGGTAAGCACGTTCCGATTGTAAGAACAGTTAATTTAGCAATAGATCATAATGTCTTAGGTCAATTTCATAGAGATAAATTCTTTATTGAAATAGACAACTCACTAACTGGTGATGAGCTTATGCTCACTCAAATTCACGAATGCATTCATGCACTTATTCAAAGAGCAGGACTCTATCAAACAGGTTTGTCACATGAGTTAGAAGAAATCATAGCAGAGCAAGTAAGTATCATGTTAGTTGAGAATTTCACACTTAAACCAAAGAGAAGAAAATGAAAAAGATCACTGTTGAGTACGAAGATATACAAAGCTTTAAATACGATGAAGAGTTAATTCGTAAAGGCCAAGCTTATGATGACTTCATTCAAGAAATTAGATCACTACTTAAGTATGAAGATATGTCTGTGTTATTAACAGAATATAAAGAGCTTATGAAATCACAACATGAATCAATGTTTATGAAAGATAATCCTTATGAATATTCAGAAGAGAATTTGTTATACTTCGTTATTGAACACATGAGAGAAAAGCTTATTAATCATTTAGATGAAGATTAGTTAATCATTCATTCTTTGCTTAGATCTGCGCATGAGAGTTCTATACTGAGTAGTTGTTCTACTAAGTTATTTCTCGCATGGTACTAGGCTTAAACTAGCTGTCTGCACAGTTGAATCTCTTTGTATTAAAGAGGCAACACCACGGTCTATAGTTAATCAATCACAGAGCTGATTTTTCTCAGAGTGTGAGACCATTGATTAACCCATTCAAATTCTTTGCTTGAGTCGTTGCAATCGAATCTATAGCTAGTTTGTCTGCATTGCATGAGACGCGGTTTTAGCTTTGCAGATGGGCCTTTGCTGCCCCTACCGATCTCTGTGTTTAAATTAATATGAATATAGGCTTTGATTCAAGAAAAAAGATGAAAGTCGCCAGCTTTTAACTATGCGACCTTGCAACGACTTGATAAAATCATTCTATATAATCTAGTAATAATCAATACTTATTTTAAATAGTTAAAGTAATTTATTAACTTATTTAAATGCTTTCTTATTAACCAGCTCTAAAAGTGATGAACAATTATGCTCTTTTAATAAAGCATCAAGATAACAATCACTTAGCTGTCTTTGTTCAAGTTCTACTTTAAGTGTTTCAATTGTTGGCTTAGGTCTAGTTATTTTGTCGTTTATAAGTGGCACTATTTGACCTGTGTTGATAGCTTGATTAACGAGCCATATAAGCTCTTGTTGAGGTGATTCTTTCCACTGTGGCCAATGTCTAGCTATATAGTCTTCGCTATAGTAAGACCTGCCAAAGCGCTTTATTAATGGAATCATTGTTATATTGTAAGTCTTCCAATCCATTACAATTAACTTAGCTCTTATTTTAGTTGAATCAATACTTGTCTTAATGCATAAATGTATCAATTTTACACATCTTTAAATATATGTTTACAAAATGTTTACAGTGGTCTATATTAATTAAATATGACAATTAAAAAATGCAATTGTGAAGAATTAATCAAAACAACTAACGCAATTAAAGTGATTAGAATGCCAGAAGGTCTTTACTTTACTTGTGTTTGCTGTAAATCAACTGGCTTTAAAAGAGATAAATCGTTTTCACTTAAAGAATATAAACAAAACAAAGGAGCTTATGAAAAACAGCAGTCATAGATATTTTGATTTGTCAGATTATGTGACAGTAACTTATATCGTAGTAGACGATTCTTTTGATCATGAGTTTGGAACACAAAAAGGTTGTCATGTTGAGCTAATAGAAGCCGTATGTCACATCGAAATTGGAGACATCAAGCTAGATATTACAGACGATCAGATAAAAGCGATTGAAGAACACATCTATAATGAGGTATTTAACCAACAAAATGAGGTATTTAACTAATGAAATTACTACAATTAACACAACAAGCCCATGAAATAGAAAAAATGCTGATTGAATCAGGTGGCGAAATCACTCCTGAATTAGAAAGCTTACTCACTATTAACAAAAATGAACTAGCTAAAAAGATTGATGGTTATGATCACATCATAGATCGACTTAATTATTCTGCTGAGTTTTTAAAGAAGAAAGAAAACGAAGTTAAACAAGCTCGTCAATCAGTTGAAAACTTCACAGACTCTTTAAAAGAAAGAATAAAAGCTGCAATGCTAGAGCTAAACTTAGATAAAATAGAAGGCGAGTCTGTTTATTTTAAGTTGAGCAAGTCTAGACCTTCTGTGTCTGTCAGCGAACATCAAGTGCCACTTGATTACATGGTCACGAAATTTGTACCTGATAAAGAGAAAATAAAACAAGACTTAGAAAGTGGTATACAAGTCGAAGGCTGTGTCTTAAAAGAATCTTACACATTAAAAAAATACATTAAAAAAGGATAGAAAATGAAAAACATTTACAAATCTTTATTAGAGGCTCAAAAGAAAATTACTTATGCTGTAAAGGACAAAGCTAATTCACATTTTAAATCTAAGTACGCAACACTAGAGAGCGTTTTAGAGGCCATTAAAAAGCCACTAAATGACAACGGCATATTTATTCTTCATTCAATAGACAAAGAAGGCTTGTTAATTACAAAGCTAATTCACTCAGAAAGTGGCGAGTCTGTACAATCAGAATTTCAAATATCAACAGGACTCAATCCTCAACAGATAGGTAGCGCACAAACATATGCAAAAAGATATAATCTTACAGCTCTTTTGTCTTTACCTACAGAGGACGATGACGGTAACGAAGCAAGCAATGTAAAGCAAGCGCCTGTACCTAAACAAAACTATTCTAAGCCACCATCAAAAGCAGCAGACATTTTAAACGATAATCCATTCGATAGTTATGTAATTAATTTAGGTGATAAAAATAGAATGACTGGAACAAAGCTAACAGATCATACGCGTGAATGGATAGAAAAAAGTATTAAATCTACGACTGATTGGCATAAACAAAACAATAAACAATTTCATGCTAATACTAAAGAGTTTGTTGACATGGCCACAGCTTATTTAAACTCATTACCAAGCGTTGACACATCTGAAAACATTCCATTTTAAAGGAGTTATATGTTAGCTAAAAAACAAAAGAAAGAATCAAGACCTGTATACAGCTTAAGAATGCCTGCATGGGCCATTGCCTTTATAAAACAAAATGAAGTCAATGTTGAGAAAATCATTTTATCTGCAATTGAAAAAGAGGTATCTAAAAATGCAAGAAAAGGTGCATGAAATTGTTGAATCATATTTAACAGAAAATAGAATTACTAAAGGCTCTTTTATTTCAACTGCTACAGTAATTGATATCATTGGATATGTATTTGAAACCATTCCAATGAACTACAGCAAAGCTGAAATATTAGTTTTAGAAGAACTGAAAAAAAGGAAAATTAATTTCTAGACGCGGTGTTTTTTGTTGAATCTTTTAATGTCAGTTTTGTAATGTTTTTGTATGAAAAAACCAATAGCATACTGCACTTCATTAAGATGTTCTAAAGATTGTAACTCCTCAAACAAAAGCAATGGAACTATTTTCACTGATCTTAAAATCACTACAACACACTGCCCTGTTTGTGGTAGTTATTTGTTGTGGAAAATGCCACCTAAAGGCAGATCAAAACATAAACCAGAAGTTTATATAGAGGGAATATGACATTTAAAAATCAAGCAGAGATATATCAAGCGTTGTTAGACGGGAAGAAAATTAAACACGAGTCTGGGATGGGGTATGTTTTTTTAAATGATGGAATGCTTTACGACGACTATAGGAGACCAGTACAAGTAACATTCCATAATCATATGGCTTGGTCCATCTACGAAGAACCCAAGAAGAAAGTAAAATTGTATAAGTACACTTATAAAGATATTCATAACTACTGGAAAGAAAGCATTTATTATTACAAAGACGAAGAGGATTTTTGTAAAATGAGAGGTCTGGCTACTAAATACATAAAACTAGAAAACAATTACATAGAGGTAGATGATGAGTAAGGTAGATGAAATATCAGAACAAATAAAGAAAATGAAGCTTCAAGATTTATTAAGAATGGCCGCTGCTGCGATTGATTCTTCTATGGATTCAAAGAGATTAGATTTTATATTTATACATCTTGAAATGGCATTGCAAAAAAGAAGGATGATGGATAGCTTGGGATTAAAAGATGAATAAAATTAACAATGCAGTATACAGATGCGAGAAGCTGCAAGAATTGGATTTGAAATGAAAAAGAAAGTTGTATTTCATAGAGCCGAGCAATTAGTTAAGCCAGGTAAATATTATAATTTATACGACGGCGTGATCATTGAAAAATCAAAAGATAAAATTACTATGGTCTGTGTTGATAAGGACGAAAAAGATGTAGACGTTATTGATATGGACCCGAATGAATATAAGTTTAAAGTTATAACTTTAGAGTTAGCAAAACAAAGCTTTCAGGTGGCATTGCTAAACCAAGAAAATCAACTTAATGAAAGTAAAAAAGATCTAATTAGGTCGCAGCGTTCTTATGATTATGCGCTTTCTAAGTTTAAGGAGTATTTCAATGACCCATCAAATAAGTAAAAAAGCAGTATTGTTTTTCGTAGCGTTTGCATTGATTTGGTTTTTAATGCTGGCTTGTTGGCCAGTCTGAAAGGTTTTATGGGAATGAATTCACAAGAATTAAAAGATAGATTAGAAGCGCATAAAGAATGGTTAGCAGATTCATCAAAAGGAAAGAGATTGGTTTTGGATAGCTATGCGAACCTTAGCTATGCGGACCTTAGCTCTGCGAACCTTAGCTCTGCGGACCTTCGCTCTGCGAACCTTAGCTCTGCGAACCTTAGCTCTGCGGACCTTCGCTCTGCGGACCTTCGCTCTGCGAACCTTAGCTCTGCGAACCTTAGCTATGCGGACCTTAGCTCTGCGAACCTTAGCTATGCGGACCTTCGCTTAATAAAAAAAGACTTTTTTGAAAGACTGTTGATTGCTAAAAATGAAGCAAAAGGATTGTATGATTATTTACAAAAAGGCTTAGTAAATGGACTTTCCTATGAAGGCGAATGCGCTTGCTTTGTTGGGACTGTTTCAAAAATTACAAAAGAAAATTATAAAAATTTATCTTGTGGTTTAAAGCCAGACTCGAATAGTCCTACTGAAAAATGGTTTTTAGCGATTTTAAAAGGCGATACTCCACAAAACAGTCAAGTATCAAAAATTACTTGTGAATGGATTGAAGAGTTTTGTAAAGAACAGTCGATAAATTTACCAAAATATAAAATAGTATCAAGCGACGAGTTTCCAGCTTGTTGGCCAGTTTAGGAGTTAACATGCTAAAAATATACTGGTCAGAATTTTACGAGACATATCTATTTTTACAAAATGGAGACTTTCTTTTGCGATGTAAAGACCACAGCATTCTTCTTAGTTATACTGACACAGTTAATTTTGAACAGCTTGAATTTATTTGCGAGGTGACGGATGAAACATAAAAAATTCATTGTTGCAAAAGATGGTGAGTGGATACAGCCAAAGCAAAAAGGTTATTTAATGTCTTGTTGTGACTGCGGACTTGTTCATCGTTTAGATTTTAGAATTGCAGGTGACCTTAAAAAACAAAAGGTTCAATTTAGAGCGTATAGATCGCCAAAGTATACAGCACAACAAAGAAAAAGAAACGGCATTATTTTAAAAGGAGCTTAAGTTTATGAGAAACTGCGTAACACATTTTGCTTGTGATTGTATAACTGAGAAAGTTCTTAAGCTTGAAAAAGAGAATGCAGAATTAAAAGCACAAATAAGATCTGAGTTAATTGAGGGACAAGAACCATCTGAAAGATCGCAAGAGGCAGCTCATTACAATTGGCTTGATGATCAAAACAGACAACTACAGCACACAATTTTTAATTTAGAAAATGAACTTGCAGAAGAAAAAGCCAAGAGTCAGAGATTGGTAGAAGCATTGGAAGGATTTTTAGATGATTGTCACAATCCAGTTTTCGATGATCACAGGCTCGCTTACGTTCACGCTCAGATTTACAGATATACAGTTAAAAAATCAAGGCAAGCATTGAAAGAATACAAAGGTGAGAAATGAACAAAGTAGATTATTATTTTATAAGAACAACAGAGCACATTCACAGAGTACAAAAAAATATGCTTACGGTTGTTACTGAATTCAAAAGTGGGTTAAATCTTTCTGACGAGAACTGCAGACAGCTTATGCTTAACGTTATGAATCACGACAGATCAAAATATTCTAAACAGCAGTTTATTCCCTACATTGAATTAACTGAGTATTATCGGCAAAGAAAAGAATTAAAAAATTTAGAATATGATTATCCATCTAAAGAAATTAAAGACTCAGTGGATAAAGCAGTTTTACATCATTACAACAATGAAAATCACCACCCAGAAATTGCCAATGGTGGTTTACTTAAGTGGGACATTTACAATGCAATAGAAACAGTATGTGATTTGCAAGCAATGGCTCAGGAATTTAATGAAGGAGCCTGCAGAAATTATTACGAAAATGTTTGGAAACCGAAACAAGCAAAGCATTTTTACGATGATTTCAACTGGATTCAAGTAACAACTATAATGAACGCAGTAATTGAGCTATTTGAGGAAAAGCTAAAATGAACGACTATAAGAAAATGCTAGATGAGAAAATTGAAGAGTTAAACACAGCTCACGATATTGATGGGCTAAACAATACGTTTTTTTCTCCATTTCAGGGTATGACAGAAATGTATGCTCTGCAAAAAGGCTATGAAGCAGGATTTGAAAAAGGAGCTAACCTACTAGCTCCAATGCTGCTGGAAGCGATTGAAAAACTTGAGTATGTATCTTTGCATTTAGAGGATGGGTACATAGTTGACGAAGTGTTAAGAAAATTTGAGGAGTTTTGTAAATGAAATTTATTTTTTGTTTCTTTGGTATTCATAATTGGTCAATTGAAAGTATGTCAATGGAAGCCTACGCAAAGACTTTTCATTACTGTGAACATTGCGGAAAGATGAAGTATTTCAAATGAACCAAGAACTAGAATCATGGGTGGGTGATGTGAAGTATAAAGAGTTTTGGATCACTGATCCATCAAAAAGCGAGGGATTGTTAAATGGAATTAGTTATGTGTATTACAAAAAGTCAGACATAATAACAGCAAAAACCAACGGAACAAAATTAACACACCTTATAGAATATAAAGCTTATCAATCTGCGCAGAGTGAAATTGAGAGATTGAAGAAAGAGTTAGAAGAATTAAAAACTCCAACCCCTATAGTGTTTTATGGGGATAGCAATGATTTGCGGATTAATTGCACAGCGAGAATCCCAACTAGACCGCCAAAACAACACAAAGAAGAGAAATGAAAAAAATAACACTACCATCATTTAAATCCTTAGACTCAGAGAAAAAAAGAATTATAAGCGACGCTGTTATATCAGAGGCTTGCAAGATCATGGAGTCTGGATACAGCTCATGCGTAGCAGTTAGACATGTGAATAAAACATTAAACGTAGCCCATGACACTATTTACTACATTTGTGGTAAGTCAGATAGATATGTTGCTTTAGTTGACGAAATCAAAAAAGAAAGATCATTAAGACATAGAAGATTCTTAGACATGCGCTCTATTGCCGTCTAATCGGTCGCATTAAGTGAAATTAATTGTATACATATTCAATACATTTCGTAAAGTAAATTTATGGAATGGATTAAAAACTTTTTTAAAAACATTTTAGCAGCAATCAACGGTTCTTTAATTACTAAGGAGAAAACAAATGAAGAAATCAGCAAAGACAAAGACGAAAAAGACAAAACCAGTCAAAAAGTAAGACATAAATTAGAATCAGAGATTGCTGCATATATTGATGATCTAATCATGAAGGGCGCTCAAAACCCTTTTACAAAAACTCCATATAAAGACTTTAGAGAATCCGAAGGAAAAAACAGATCAAAAGACATCGACGCTTTAATTATTCGTAATGGCGGCTACATGGCTTACCCTTATTGTTTTACAGGTGATGTTCAAATTTTAACAGAAAATGGATTTGTTGATTTTGCACAGCTAGATAAAAGCGCCAAGGTCGCTCAAGTTTCTGAGTCTGGGCAAATAACATTTGTTATTCCTGAAAATCATATAGAAAAAGATTATGATGGAGAAGGTTATTATTTAGGACCGCAAAGAACAAAAATGATATGCGATTCTGGACACAGATTTTGGGGTAATTTTAACAACAGAATAAACAAAGAATTTAACACCCTAGACGCAGTTTCTACAATTTTAAATATTCCTTTTAAATATGAATACAAAAGCGAATCAAAACTTAAATTAAATGATGATGAAATTATACTTCTTGCCGCATTTATTAGCGACGGCTTTCTTAGAAAAAACAATAGAATAGAAGTGGCTGTAAGTAAAAAAAGAAAAATAAATATTTTAGAAACTCTGGACTATGTTTCAAAATACACAGATTCAAAATGTTATGGAAGAAACACTCCGCTTACTCACTATGGGTTTGTTTTGCCAGAGTCTTTTGATTCTTTATTCGAAAAATATAAAGTTTTTAAATGGGATGTTCTTAGAAGCTTTTCAAAAGAACAAGCCGATCTATTCATTAAATATTATATAAACTTTGATGGAGATGGAAAAAATTCTGTATTTACATCTAGCGTGGAGCTTTTAGATCAGTTGATATTTTTAGGGTATGTAGCAAACAAGTCGTGCTATTCTGCTCTAGCATCTGTTTCTAAGTTTTCTGGAAAACCAAATTATAGAGTTACCTATTCAGATACAAAAAGCCTTTCTATAGTGCCTGAATCAATACAGAAAATAACTTTAAAAGAAAAGCTTTATTGCGTCTCAGTTCCAGAGCAAAGAATAATTGTAAGATATGAAATGTCTAGCCCTATTGTTGTTGGAAATTGCATGTTCGGATGCCAAGACATTTTAAGAGCCGTAGAAATTAAATTTAATATCAAATTTGACTTACCTAAGACTGGATCTACTCAGAAGTTTTTCAATAACACAAAGCCTGAATATAAAACGTCCACTCCCGATAGGCTTATGATTGGAATATATCAGCATGGTGATGAATACAAAGGGCATGCGATCTGGTGCTTAGGTAAGCAAGACAAAAAACAAGTAGCTACATTCGAGTTTAATACTTCACCCGATGCCGGTAAAGAAGTGATCAGAGACGGTCAAGGCTGTTACTTTAAAACAAGAAACATCGAAGGCTATGGAGACATGCGCATGCGTGGGTTCGTAGATATTTTAAAGGCTATAAAATGATAGAGTTTAATCAGTTTGTTCAATGGGCTTTTTATGCGCTAATTTCAGGCTGCGCTATGTATTTAACTACTATCCTTAACGGATTAAAAACTTCTGTAGAAGAACTAAACATTAAAATGGCCACAATTATAGAAAAAACCAGTTCTCACGAAAAGAGAATCGAAAAACTAGAAGATAAAATAACACAATAGGAGAATTAAAAAATGAATGAAGTCAAAAAACCGATTTACTTGTCTAAGACTTTCTGGACTAACGTGATTTTAGTTGTCGCCCTTCCCTTTTTACCTGAATCAATTAAATCATTAGTTAGCTCACCGGAAGCGTTAGGTTCAATATTTGCTATCGTAAACGTAGTATTGCGTTTAGTTTCTAAAGACAAAGTAACTCTATACTAAAATGAACGTGGTATCAGATGCGCTTTTCACACTAGTTAAGCAGCAGGTTATAAAATTAATAGTTTCAAAACTACCGATTTTAGGCGCATCTTTTTTCAATCCATTGCTAAGTTTTGTTGTTGGTAAAATCCTAAAAATTGCTTTTGAAGAAACAGAATTAGCCATTTATTTTCTAAAGGTAGACCATGAAACAAAAAAACAAGCCGAAGAGCTTGGTAAAGCCCAAGACAATTTATCAAAAGCCACAGATCCAGAAGAAATTAAGCGTCTCGAAAAAGAAGTTATTGAAAAAGCTAAAGAGCTTATTAAGTTTAGAAAATAAATTACTTGTTCTATGCGCTATTATATTAATCTGTTTATTCAGCATGAGCTGCCAAATATCACCGCCTGATGTTGAGGTTTGCGTAGAGCTTGGCCAAACTAAAGGCTACTGCGCTAAAACTCTTTCAGAAGATGAGCGCATGATTGAAGGCTCTGATTGGATCTTGTTAAAAAGAAACTCGCTAATTATGCCTAATGATTCATATGCACAAATAAAAGCATTTCTATTAAAGATATGTAAGCAGTCTGACAGATGTGACATTAAAGACGCAGAAAAAAAAATAGATGATCTAGAAATGAAAGCTAATAAGGCAATCAGTGCAGAAAATCCTATTCTCTTGTAAATTTGTAGTGCCTAGCCATTCGGTTAAAAAGAACGGTAAACAAATATCATTTAATAAATCCACAGGTAAACGATTTCTAAGATCTAATGACAAAGCCTTATTCTATGAGAAGTGGCTCACGCAAAAGCTTATGTGTGAAAAACTTAAGCAGAGAATAGACACAATAAATGAACCTGTTATTTTAAAGCTACAGTTTTATTTTCCTGAATCCAAATACTACACTAAGAAAAACATAGTATCTAAAAACCTAGCAGACATTTCGAACTTATATGAATCACCTCAAGATGCCTTACAAAAGGCCGGTATTATAGAAAACGACAGACTTGTTGAAGGGCACGACGGATCAAGACGCATTCCAATTAAAGATAATGCTTATTATTTAGAAATTACTATTTATTCTGTTGAATAGCAGCTTTAAGATCGAACAATACTTTTTCTATAGCATTTGATACCATTAAAGTTGAGTCATAGCCCTTAGCCTTGGCCATAACGTAAGCTTCATAAGCATCGCGTGACAAACAGAATGTTAATTTAACCTTTTCTTTAGAGCTTTTTAACTTAGGCAATTCAGATATATTCATGTTTTAAATAAAGGCACTGACCAATGTAACGAAAGGGAAACAAAAGTCAGCGCCATGTCTCCTGCCTAAAATCAGACATCAACAAAAAGATCAAATCAAGTAATAAAAAGTAATAAAATATAATAAATTTCTTACTTGATGTGCAGTAAATAAACATTTCTGATTAGTTATATGCCATTTCAGTTTGGACTCTTACAATCTAAAGAAGAAAACGAAAAGTCATTGAAATATCATGATGAACAAATGTCGTTTCTGCCAGTGGCCAATCTTCAAGAACGATTCGAAGGAACACCAGAGCTATCAACACTAGAGCTAGAAATAATGCACATGACTCTAGCAGCAGTAGAAATCAAAGACATATCTAAGCAAATATTTAGAACCATAGCGTGTGTAAAATGGCGCTTATCGTACATCTACTGGAAGTTTAACGTAGAAAACAGACTACAACTTTTAAATAAAGCTCAAAAAGAAGGTCTACACTTCTTAACTGAAAACGGCATTAAACAATCTTTTTCTATAAACATCGACATGATGGCGCATCTCAAGAAAGACTTAGATGGCTCTAAATAAATCTAAAAACTTCTTACATGATTTTTCTTGGTACTTCGGACCTCATTCAATTGAGAGATCAGAAGAAAGCATATTATGGCATCAAACAAGGCTTAGACAAATACAAGAAACTATTCAAGACGAATACAGAATGAAGAAATCATTTCATAGGTTTAAAGACGCTTTTAAAACAGAGAATCAATTAAAAATAGCTAAAGAAGTGATTAAATGTTTTCCAGAATTAGATTCATTAAGAGAAATACAAATTGTTACATTATCTTTAATAGGTAAAACATCACAACAAATCGCTGATCTTGAAGGTCATGTTGTCAGAATCGAATCAATTAAATTTATTAAAATAAGAATACTAAGAAAAACAAAAATAGAATCATTCAATAGGCTCTTAGCTAAGTTTGTGTCTATGCAGATTAAGGAATAAAATGAACATTCATTGTAATGTAAGTGAAAGATTTTTTAAAAAGGTTGTTGTGACGGACGGGTGTTGGACTTGGACTGGATCAATCACAAAAAACGGCTATGGATCTTTTCATTATAACAAAAAAACAGTTACAGCACACAGAATGTCGTTTTTTATTAAAAATGGATACTTCCCTGATCTTTTGGTTTGCCACAAGTGTGATGTGAGGAATTGTGTAAATCCAGATCATTTCTTTCTTGGGACATATAAAGACAACAATCGCGACGCAATTAAAAAAAATAGGCAAACATTTGTTATTCAAAATATTAGAAGAAACAAAACAAACTGTAACAGAGGGCACGAGTTTTCCTTAGAAAATACATATCTATTAAAAGGGAAGCATCGTAGATGCAAAACGTGTTTAAAAATAAATAAGGACAAATACCATGGCAGAAATTAATATTTTTTGTAAATATGACGAGCTTATTAATCCAAGTAAGCTTAAGAATCATCCTAAGAACAGAAATAAGCATGGCCAAGACCAAATTGAGCGCCTATCTGAGCTTTATAAATATCACGGAGTAAGACATCCGATTATAGTTAGTAAGCTTTCTGGTTTTATTGTAGCAGGACATGGGCGAAAGCTAGCGGCAATCAGAGCCGGATTAAAAGAAATGCCGGTCGTTTATCAAGAGTTTGAATCTACAGATCAAGAGTATGCTTTTATTCAATCAGACAATGCAATTGCATCATGGGCAGAATTAGATTTGTCAGGCATAAATACAGACATGCAAGACTTAGGTCCTGATTTTAATATTGATATGTTGGGCATAAGAAATTTTGTTATCGACATCAACGATAAAGAATTTGATCCTTCAGAAGATATTGAAATGGAATCCTCACATAAGACTTGTCCCCATTGCGGCGAGGAGCTTTGATTGAAATTAAAGGCAGGACAAACTAAGAAATATGGAATCCCATACCAAGGTTCAAAATCTAAAATTATAGATCAAATAGCTAAATACTTTCCACCAGCAGAAAACTTTTATGATCTGTTCGGCGGAGGATTTTCAGTAAGTCATTACATGTTAGAAAATAGAAAAAAATCATACAAGAATTTTCATTACAACGAATTAAGAAAAGGTCTGTGTGAGTTAATTCAAAACAGTATTAATGGAAAATATAATTATAACGTGTTTAAGCCTGAGTGGATCTCTAGAGAAAGATTCATTAAGGAAAAAGAATCGAACGCATATATTAAAATAATTTGGTCATTTGGTAACAATGGAGAAAACTATTTATTTGGGAAAGACATAGAAGATAAAAAAAGATCAATGCACATGGCCTGTGTGTTTGATGAATTTGATGATTTTATGAAGCAAACATTTAAGATTGATAAATGGCCGAATAGTCTTGATATTACAGGCAAAAGATTGTATCTTAAAAGGCTGATAAATAGTCGTGTTGAACTTGAGCGACTTCAGCGACTTCAGCAACTTCAGCAACTTGAGCAACTTGAGCGACTTCAGCAACTTCAGCAACTTCAGCAACTTCAGCAACTTCAGCAACTTCAGCAACTTCATTTTTATAACAATTCTTATGATGAAATCAAAATAGAAAAAAATTCTGTAATTTATTGCGACATTCCATACAAAGGGACTGCCGATTATGGAAATACATTTAGTCATACTAAGTTTTTTGACTGGGCTGCTAGCCAAACAGAGCCATTATTTATTTCTGAATACAAAGTAGATGACGAAAGATTTTTTCTTTTAAAGGAATTTAAGCACAGGAGCACCTTTTCATCAGGCGGCTGTAAAAATATTCCAGTTACTGAAAGACTATACGGAAATAAAATTGCTTATGATATAATTGAAAAATATAAAAAGGACAAACATGGCTAGACCTAAAGTCAGAATTAGCAAAAAGATGCTGCAAAACTTCGATTTAGAAAAAAACCCATGGGAGTTTGTTATTGAAAATGAACTATGGGTAAACTTTGATCGAATGTGTAAATTCGCCGGCTTCCATTATGCAGAGGCGAAAGGACATAGATATTTCTCTAAAAAATTATTAAACAGACTTAACTCAAGAATAAGGTCGCACGTTTCAGATTACATAGCACAAAATATAAATATATATAAATTAATAGATTATACTGCTTTAGATTTAGCAAACCATCTAACAGATAACTTTCCTGATGGTCTTGACTGGTCTAACGAAAAAGATTGGCATATTGACCACATTAAGCCAAAAGCAAAAATGAAATTTAAAAATATAGGAGACGAAATATTTACTGAAGCCATGAGCCTTAAAAATTTAAGACCTCTTTGTAAAAAAGAAAACTTAAAGAAAGGAAGCAAGTGGGAAGACCAATTAAAGAAATAGATTGGGATAAGCTAGCTAGGATTTGCCAGTATCCAATGAAAAATGAGGACATAGCGGCAATATTAGACCTTTCGGTTGACACAATATTTCGAGCAATTAAAAAAAAATACAATATAAGTTTTGCGGAGTACAAAGACCAAAAGCAAAGCAATTTAAGATTTACACTATTATCTAAACAGATAGAAGTTGCAAAATCTGGAAATGTAACAATGCTTATTTGGTTAGGTAAACAGTATCTAGATCAAAAGGATAAAAAAGAAGTATCAGCAGAAGATGGCAGCAATGTTATTTACATGTCTTATGATCCAAAGAAGTTAAAGCCAAGTGAAACCAAGTCGTAATGATTTGATTCAGATATATAGAGATATGAGTCCTGAAAAACTTCAAGACGAGATCGACGCTATTTTCGATATCATTCAAGCTATTTTAGAAGCTACTGAATCAGAAAGTATTGAACAATTTCCAGATCCAACAATTAGATTAAAGTTTTCATGTGAGATTATAAAAACAACAGACAATAAATATATATGCTAGATAAATCTACACCTAATTTTGAAGAGTTTAATCCTAGTCATATTCCTTTTCAGAATGACGTGCTTTACGACATAAACAACAAGCTAGACTTTAGTCTTGGAACGCATGAATTACTCTTGTCAGGCTCAATAGGAAGCTCAAAGACAACACTAGCAGCTCACATCATTGTCGATCATTGTATTAAGTTTAAAAAAGCTAAAGTCTTAATATGTAGGCGAACATTGCCTGACTTAAAAAAAACCCTGTTTGCTAAAATTATAGATCACATTGAAGGTGTTTCTTTTTTAGTTAGAAGAGTAGTCATAACTGAAACAACAGCAACGATTAGATTTTGGAATGGATCTGAAATCATTGCAGGCTATTGGGCGGATAAAAGGTATTTGAAGTTTAGATCACTAGAACTATCGATGGCAGTCATTGAAGAAGCAGTTGAAAATACAGGTGATGATTACAAAGCCATTCAAGAGATCAGACAGCGCGTAGGAAGATTACCTCATATTAAAGTTAACATGATTATTTATTGCACTAATCCTTCTGGTCAAAGTCATGAACTTTACAAATACTTTTTTAATGAGAAATCACCGACAAGACACATTTACTTTTCACTGACAGAACAAAATCCATTTCTACCTAGAACATACATTGAGCAAATGAAGCGAGACTTGCCACCTAAAGAAGCTCTTAGAATGCTCTATGGCCAGTGGATAGATATCGACAAAGAAAGACTTTACTATGCATACAATCCAGACGTTAACTTTAAAACAGAAGATTACAGTATCAATCCTAATCTACCTGTTAGCATTAGCTTTGATTTTAACATAGGAATAGGTAAGCCCATGTCTTGCGTACTTTCACAGTACGATAGACTTAAAGATACATTTCATTTCTTTGATGAAGTAGTCATTCATGGATCGCGTACAGAAGATGTTTTAGAAGAGTTAGCCGCAAGAGACTTATTTGAAAAGCCCTACGTGTTTGAAATTCACGGTGATGCGACAGGCGGATCACGTACTACAAATTCTAAATGGTCTAACTACGATGTGATAAATCAATTTCTAAATCTATATAAACCTAAAGGCGAGGCTCTACTTAAGGTTAATCATAAGCTTTTAATCCCTAAGCAGAACCCTCCAATCAGAGAAAGACATAATATTGTAAATGCTTATTGTAAGAATGCGAAGGGTGACGTGCGTCTGTTCATTTATAAGAAGTGTAAGGTAGCTCATGAGGGCATGAGGCTTACAAGTCTAAAAAAAGGTGCAGACTACATTGAAGATGATAGCAAGGAATACCAACACATTACAACAAGCATTGGTTATAGAGTTGTTTATACATCACAAAATAAAGCAATTATCAAAGGTGGTAATTTTTAATGAACCCAAATCTTTTAGACATACTAACTAGAAAACAAGTATTAGCAGATATCAAATCATGGGAAAATGTTAACAGAAAAGCTAAGTCATTAAAGGCTTATGAAGTTTATAACGATAATGCTTATCCGTATGTGTATGACAAATTGTCTTGTCAGCTGTCTGTTGAGACGGCGAATCAAATGCCGATCGTATCAAATCTTAATATTGCTAAAGCTGTGGTTAATAAAGAAGCTCAAGTTTATACAGATGATCCTAAAAGAACGTACGATGAGATCACAGAAGATGATGCAGAAGTATTAGAAAAACTATATGCTGACTGTGGTTTTAACACTCAATTATCTAAAGCAAATAAATACTACAAGCTTAGAAACCAGACATTTGTCCAGGTCGTGCCTAAATACGGTAAATTTAAACTTAGAGTTTTACATGGACACAATATCGATGTGATACCAGACGCAGAAGATCCAGAATCAGCGTTTGCCTACATCGTATCAAGCTTTGATAAGTCTATTTATTTAAAAGCTGGACAAGATAACACAAATCAAATTGTAGCCGATGCAGATGACTACAAAGCAAAAGCAGAGCGCTATCAAGTGTGGACTAAAGAAATTGTTTTTACTATGGACGGTAAAGGTAACATTTTATCAGAAGTGCTTCCGAATGCTATTGAAGAATTACCATTCATTGACATAGCTAAAGAAAAAGATTTCGAGTTTTTCGTTAGAATAGGACAAGCGTTAACAGACTTCACAGTTGGTTTTAACGTGTCGTGGTCTGATCTTTTATACATTGCAAGACTACAAGGTTATTCTGTAGGTGTTGTTACTGGTGATCCAGAGCTTAAGCCTGAGTCAATGACTGTAGGACCGAATAGATTTCTATTCTTGCCTATAAATCCAAGCAACCCAGATTCAAAAATTGATTTAGAATTTAAAAGTCCTAGTCCTGATATTGATGCAACACTGAAAGCAATTGACGCTTTAGTAACCACGTTTCTATCTACTAGAGGTGTTGATTCAAAAGCTGTTTCTAGCTCTACTCAAGGTAGTCAAAATTATTCATCAGCATTAGAAAGATTAATGGCTATGATTGACCAATTCAGAGCTTCAAAAGAAGATTTTGATATGTTTAGAGTAGTAGAAAAAAAGCTACATAATATTATAACTAAGTATTTAGCTCTTTTATCAAACACTGAATTTCTAGATCCTGAGTACAATGTTACTCAAGGAATTGTTAACTCTAAAATCAATGTTCAATTTCATAAGCCTGAGCTTATAGAAACTAGAGCTGAATCATTAGATAATGCTAAAAAGAAAATTGATTTAGGTATTGCTGATGCTGTTTCTGTTTTAATGGACGTTGAAGGATTGTCAGAAGAATTAGCAGAAGAAAAGATCGAAACTATTAATCAAAGAAAATTAGATAAGATGTCTGCACTTTTACCAGAGGAAGAAGATTCTAATGGCATTACAAAAACCGACACTTAAAAAAGAAGAAGTATCTACAGAGATAAATCTAGAACAGATTTTAGGAAAGCTATCTTCTAATGAAAATGTTAGGGCTGTGTTCTTTGAAGCAGCTCTTGATAAGCTACAAAAAAGATTAGATGAAGGCCGCGGCGTTGACGGAAAGCTTACAGCGTATTCAAAAGAATATAAAGACTCACTAGCTTTTAAAGTATTTGGAAAGACTAATACTGTAAATATGCAGCTCACAGGCGATATGCTGACTGCTGTTAACGAATTAGATTCTAAGCCTGGCAAGATGAAGATCGGCATTGACGATGAGCTAGAGGCCGCTAAAGCTTACGGACACATGACTGGAATGAAGGGACATCCAACGCTTGCAGGTAAAGCTCCTGTAAGAAATTGGTTTGGCTGGACAGATAAAGAGCTTAAAGAAATAGCTAATGCAATTAAGCCAGAAGTAAGCAAGCGAAATACTTTATCAGATGAAAAGGCTTTGAATTTATTAGATAGGATACTTAATGGCTAAGAAATCAATAGTTACTATTAAAGGTATTCCACAAGCTCAGAAAAACGCTATTAAGTTTCTAGATTCACAAACTAAAAATGCTGAGCTACTAAACACATTAGGTAAGAATATTGCTTTTGAAATTGCTATGCGCACACGTGCAAGACTTGAAGAATACAAACAAGATCCATTAAAAGAATCAACAATCATTAGCAGAGAATTATTAGCAGAAGTAAATGAAACTAACAGATTCACTATACCTAAAAGATCACATTTAACATTCTCAGGACAGCTCCTAGATTCAATCAGACATAAAATAGATACAACTTCTGCAAACATTACTCTATTCTTAGTAAATACTAGAAAGAAATATAAGCAGATTACTAAAGAATCTATTTCTAGAGCAGCATCAAAGAAGTCTAAGTCAAAGCGTGGTGCATACTACGCTTTAGGTAATGTTATTCTGCAAGAAAAACAGACTGAAAAATCAAATACTCAGATCATGAATGATCTAGAATCACAAGGACGAGAGTTCTTATTCATGTCAGTGAAGGTCAAGGCTCAACTTGAGAAGAATATCACTAGGCATATACGCAAACAATTACAACTTTTCAATAGGATTAGACGAAAATTATCTCTGTAACAAGGAGACAATTCGATGTCAGAAATTATTCCCAGTGGGAAAACTGATCAAGCCAGTGGCGACGATCAGAAGGTTAGTCACGATAGCTTTTTAAAAGCTGTAAATGAAAAGAAAAAAGCACAAGAGAAAGCTAATGAACTACAAAGCAGACTTGATGAATACGAGCAAGCCAAGCTTGAGGCCGAGGGCAAACTAAAAGAAGCTCTCGATAATCAAAAAAAGCTTACTGAAAAATTCAAGAATGACAATGTAGAAATCATTAAGCGAGTTGGATCTAAGGCCGCTAAAAGTCAATTCAAGCTAGAAGTTGAAAAGCTAGGTTGTATTGATGCAGATGCAGCCTTCATGATGACTGATTTCTCTGATTTAGAAATGGATGCTGAATTTGAATACGACTCAAAGAAACTAGTCGAAAAGATTCAAGATCTAACTAAATCAAAAGCCTATCTTTTCAAAAAAGATTTTAAAATGCCTGGCGATATTAATCCTGGAGCAGGATCAATACCAAAGAAAAACCTTTCTGAATTATCAGAATCAGAACTTAAAGAATTATTAAAGACAGCAAAATAAACAAAACTTTAAAGGAGTTTTAAAATGGCAGTAACAGGCAGTACTCAATTAGTAGCAACAAAACAAGATTTAATCGCAGCATTAGTGCAGCGTGAATTGAAGTTTCAAGCTAAACTTTTACCAACAGTTACAGATGTATCTGTATTTGCAGTTAAAGGATCTAAGTCAATCAGCTTTCCTAAAGCTGGATCTTTCACTGTAGAAAATAGAACAACTGCTGTAGCAGGTTCTTTACAAGATTTAACTTTTTCTACTGATACTCTTAACACTGACTATCGTGCATTCGTTGCATGGTCTGTTGACTCTGTTGATGAATATCAAGCTAACGTAGATGTACAAGCTCATTACGTTAAAATGGCATCTAGCGCACACGCTAGAAACATTGATGAATTAATTCTAACTCAATTAGATACTTATTCTGGTTACCAACAAGCTGCAGGCATCGATCAATCTAAGATATTAAATGCTCGTAAGTGGTTGTTAAAGAATCAAGCTAATGTTTCTGATTGTGTTATTGTTGTAAATCCAGACGATGAAGCTTTATTATTAGCTATACCAGAATTTATCAGAGCAGATGCTTACGGATCTTCAAACATTCCTGCAGGCGTTATCGGTAAAATCTACGGAATGAACGTATTAGTTCACTCTAAGCCAACATTAGCTAAGTCATTCATCTACGCTAAAGAATCAGTAGCTTTCGGATTACAAAAAGGTCCACAGTACGACGAGCAAAAGAACATTTTGATCGGTACTGGAGCTATGATCGCAGCTGTTGATCAGTTGTACGGATTCAAAGCAATGCGTTTAACAGAAGGTCTTGATTCTGCTGGTGTTGCATTAGCAGCTGGTAAGTCACCTTTCATCGCTGAGATCGGTTAATTAATATGACATTAGGGAATGAAACTAAATTAGAAGTAGTTCCCAATTTTGTAAAAGCATCGTCTCCTGATTTACTTCGTGAGGCGATGTTTCTTAATAACTTAAGATTAAAATCAGAAATTAAGTATCAGGATATACAGCAGTCTAAAGACGGTACTTGGTACGCATGGTTCTATGAAGAAGTAGATTATTATTCTAAAATAAAACCTAAAAAGGTTAAATAATGACAGGACCGATCAGAGATACAACAGGCGAAAGAATACAAGACGTTTTTGTTGAGTCTCCTACAAGAGTAAACAAAACAGCCGTTGAGGTTTTCGTAGGTAACTACGCTCAAATTAGCGGTGGTGGGGGATCTGGATTGAATCAATTAACAGAAAAAACATCTGTCACAATTACAAGTCTTACAGTCAACACCTGGGTAACTGTACCAATAACAACTATAAACGTAATATCGGACTTGTCAGCTTTTGATC